AGCCACATCGTCGCATCATGGAACTCACCGGGGACGTTGTTCCCCTTCGGACCAGAAACATCCTTGAAGAAACCTGCCGCAAATTTAACGTTCGCCTTGATCGGGATTCGAAGGTTATTCAGTTTCCCTACTACTCACAATCTGGACAGCTCATCGCGTATAAAGCTCGTGATGTTGAGAAGGATTTTCGGTGGGTAGGAAAGAATGAAGACCACACGCTCTTCGGTCAACAGCTATGGGGCCAAGGCAAGTCCATCGTCATTACCGAGGGTGAATTTGACTGCCTTAGCGTGTTTCAGGTCCGCAACAGCTGGCCCGTGGTCTCCGTTCCAAATGGAGCCCAAGGCGCTAAGCGTGCCCTCCAGCACCAGCTGAAGTGGCTTCTGGGGTTTGAGGAGATCATTCTCCTGTTTGACAATGATGACGCTGGAATCCAAGCAGCACAAGACTGTGCGAGTCTCTTTCCACACGATCGGCTCTTCATTGCCAGAACCAGCCCCTACAAGGATGCCAACGAGGCGCTGATTGCCAAGGACAACGACGCAATCAGACAGGCGCTGTGGAACAAGAAACCATTCTCACCAAAGACCGTCATTGATGGGCGTGAACTTTTCGATCTGGCCACTCGTCCCCTTCATGGTCGAGACGCTGACTGGCCTTTCTCTGCTCTCAACTCCATCACCGGAGGACTTCGCAGAGGCGAGCTGGTTACCGTTACCGCCGGATCGGGTGTTGGTAAATCCACATTTTGTGGAGAGGTAGCTCAGAAGTTGGTTGACCAGGACCAGAGTGTGGGCTATATTGCCCTTGAGGAGAGTCTTCAACGGACTGCTCTTCGCTTGATGTCCGTCAAGGCCAACCGACCACTTCACCTCAACAATGAACTTCCAACAGATGATCTCAAGGCGGCATTCGAAGCCTCGCTCGGTACCGGTAGGGTTTATCTGCGAGATGGTTTTGGTTCTGTGGACCCTGATGCAATTCTTTCCGACTGTCGATTCATGGCACTCGCCAAAGAGGTTGGGTGGATCATCCTTGATCACCTCTCAATCTTGATGAGTGGCAATGAGTCACATGATGAAAGAAAGCTGATTGACCTGACCATGACTAAGCTCCGTTCCTTTGTGGAGGAGACTGGCATTGGCATGATTCTGATCAGCCACCTCAAGCGACCACAGAACGACAAGGGCCACGAGGACGGGGCACAGGTCAGCCTAGGTCACCTTCGTGGCAGTCACAGTATCGTGCAGCTGTCAGATATGGTCATTGCCCTTGAAAGGAATCTATCAGCAGGCGAGAGTACTTCTAACATTCGTGTGCTGAAGAATCGATTCAACGGTAAGACCGGTCCAGCTGGAGCCGTCAGCTTTGATGGCAACACTGGTAGGATGGTTGAGTCCGATGTGGTTGAACTGACCAAGTCCAAACCAAACGTTCCCGATGACTACACTGACTTCTAATGATCTTTGTTCCTGCGGCTCTGATTCCTTTTTCTACTCTGAGGAATATCCGCAAGGCTACTTCTGTAACGAGTGCGGAAAACCAGACGCTCATACCCAAGCAGCCCTTGATGCCGAACAGCCGGGACAGTGGTCATGAGGCTACTGTTCGACATTGAAACAAATGGACTACCACGGCAAGGACTAGATCAGATTCACTGTATTGTTGCTAAGGATCTGGACAGTGGACAGGTCTTCCGGTACAACGATAGTGGGTCAGCAGAATCCATAACTGCCGGGGTGACAATCCTAGAATGCGCGGACGAACTTGTCGGCCACAACATTGTTGGGTTTGACATTCCCGTGATCCAAAGTCTCTATCCATTCTTTGAACCTAAAGGGCAGATCTACGACACCTTGATCATGAGTCGGATGTTCTTTCCAGACATCCTTTCCAGAGACTTCCGCAAGAAGCCAATTGGAATGCCAAGCAAGTTGTTTGGTAGACATTCTCTTGAATCTTGGGGCTACCGTCTTGGTGATTACAAAGGTCAGTTCGCAAAGACAACCGACTGGTCCGACTGGTCAAAGGAGATGGAGGACTACTGCGAGCAGGATGTCCACGTTGGTATGACATTGTTTCAGTTGTTCTCGGATAAGCTGAACAAGTTCGAAGATTCCATTCAATTGGAACATGACGTGGCAGCGATCATGGCCAAGCAGGAAACCTCTGGATGGCCCTTTGATGTGAAGAAGGCACAGCAACTTGAGTCCGTTCTCAGAACAGAAATGGATCAGCTGGCCGATCAGATGCGTGCCACCTTTCCTTATGTGGATGGTGGACAGATGACTCCTAAGCGTCCCAACGCAACACGGGGGTACATCAAGGACGCACCATTCACAAAGCTGAAGGAGTTCAACCCCACAAGCCGCGACCACATCGGCTGGGCCTTCATGACCTGGAGGGGTTGGAAGCCTGAGGTATTCACCGACACCGGACGACCTAAGATCGATGAAGGCATTCTACAATCCATCGGAACAATGGAGGCCGATACATTTGGACGGATCTTGGAACTTCAAAAAGCTCTGGGTCAACTCAGTGACGGAGCCAATGCGTGGCTTAAGATGGTTACCAAGGATGGTCGCATACACCATACCTGCCAACTGGCCACGAACACAGGACGGAATGCCCACAGTCGTCCTAACCTTGGTCAAACTTCCTCTGATCCTCGTTGCCGCGAGCTGTTTGGCCCTGGCAAAGGTATGCGTCAGGTTGGTGCTGATGCTTCTGGACTTGAGCTGCGTATGCTTGGCCACTACCTTGCTTTTTATGACGCAGGTGCCTTCGCAGATGTTGTTGTTAATGGAGACATTCATCAACAGAATGCTGATCGGGTTGGTTGCTCCAGAAAGGATGTCAAGACCCTAACCTACGCCTTTATCTACGGAGCATCTGATCGCAAGATCGGAGTATCTTTGGATAAATCTCTTGATGAGAAGAAGGCTGTTCTGCTTGGCAAAGACATCCGCAAGAAGTTCCTTGAGGCCATTCCTGGTCTTGATCAGCTTCTCAAGGCCGTCAACAAACGAGCAGAATCTGATGTTCTCAAGGGGCTTGATGGTCGTCCTATTCGCCTCCAAGGAAAGAAACACGCAGCCCTCAACTACTTGCTCCAATCAGCAGGGGCCATCGTTTGTAAGCGTTGGAACGCCATTGCTTACCAACAGCTGGAGCAGCTTGGATACTGTTGGGGTATTGACTACCAATGGCTTGGCTGGATCCACGATGAAATACAGCTCGCTGTTCAACCACACCTAGTTAATGATGCCAAGTTCCAACTCGAATGGTCAATCGTCCAGGCGGGGGAATACTACAAACTCCGAGTCCCCCTCGCGTCAGAAGCAAAAGAAGGAGCTTCGTGGGCAGAATGTCACTGATACCCACCTTCGGGTTGATGCTGACTTCTTTGCCTACCGAGCCTGTCAATCAGCAGAGATAGAGTTGGACTGGGGCGATGATCTCATCACCATTGCCAGCAACTTCCAGATCGTGCTGGAGATTTTTGAGGGTGAGCTAAACAATCTCAGAAAAAGATTCGACAGCGACCACATCACCCTCTACTTTTCCGATACCAAGAACTTCCGTAAGACCATCTCTGCGGACTACAAGGGTAAGAGGACCAAGCGCAAACCAGTAGGCTACAAGCGTCTGCTGGAATGGTGTGCTAAGCATTACAAAACTGTTCGTTACCCTAATCTGGAAGCCGACGATGCTCTTGGTCTGGAGTGTCACTTTGATCCTTCTGACTTTGTTCTGGTCAGCCCGGATAAAGACATGAAGCAAATCTCCTGCCGTCTCTTTAACGGCGAGGATGAGGTCAACGTGACCCCAGAAGAGGCCGATCACTGGTTCTGGACCCAATGCTTAACAGGAGACCCCGTTGATGGCTATAAGGGCGTTCCGGGCGTTGGTTCCGTAGGGGCAAAGAAGATCCTTGACAAGGCCACCGATCCGTGGGAAGCTATCGTAGCTGCCTACGAAAGGGCAGGCCTTGCCGAGGAGGATGCCCTACTCAACGCTCGCTTGGCACGGATCCTTCGTCCAGGCGAATACAACTCAACCACGAAGGAACCCATCCTATGGACCCCACCCGCCTCACAATAGGGCTAGAGATAAGTCTGGCCCTCGTTGTTCTCTACTTATTGGATCGAAATCTTTTCCATTATGTGGACCTACTACTTCAAAGCTCAAGAATCGCAATCCGTCTACAAGTCTTTAAGAGAGTTCTTGGATTCCGACTGTGGCTCGACCGACAAGCTTTCAACCGTAGAGGACCCGTGGGCAGACTCTGGAACGCCTACAGCCTCTGGAAAATCCGAACAAACCCAGCCTACAAAGAGTTCTTCGAAGGACGTGAGTAAGTACAGCCCTGCCCATTATCAGCGTGGCAAGATTCAAGTCTGGGACTTCATCAGTGACCAGAACCTTGACTTCCTTACTGGCAATGTTGTCAAGTATGTGTGTCGAGCTGGGCTCAAGGATTATGAGTCCGAGCTGGATGATCTGCTAAAGGCCAAGGCCTACATCGAAAAGAAGATTGCTCAAGTCTCTGAGGGTCGCAATCGATGATCAGTCCGTCGCTGCTCCAACAGGCCATC